CGGTTGGATTCGCTGGATCTGCAGCTACCTCAATAAGCATCTTAACAGGAAGCATATTAGCTACTTCCCATAAAGACTGCTCAAAAAGGTCTGTTTCGTTAGTTAATTCGCTGACAAATGTTTCATTACTGTCAGGATCTGGAAACAGCTTCGCAAGTATTCGGTCTTTTATTTTGGCTGCCATCAGTCTTTAAGGGGGCCCATAAAGAGCCCCCTCTTAGATTTCAGTTATAAACTACCGTTAATCGTTATCTACACCAAACTTCAAGATAGCGTGAGTCTCTGGGAAGAGTACTTGAAGACCAGCTTCAGTAATAATCTGGTCCTTTCTTCCGTCGATATCATTCTCTTGAATATTGGTCTCGACAAACGTGTCACGTGAATGTCCATTACCAGCAAGCGGACGCAAACTAACATGCCGTAGATCAATCGCAACTGCATAGTCTTCCATGTCATTTCTGAACAATGGATGAGCTATAAAGTTTAATGATCCCCAGGAGGTTGAAATAGAACTTATATCAACAGGCATAAAGCTTGAACTCTTAACCTCAAGGTTTGAACGGAATAAACCAGACGCACCTCCAGTTAGAGAGTTATCCAAAAAGCTATTATCACCCATCTTATGAAGTGTATTTATAACCTTACGGGAAGTAAGTACCAGTTTTTGACCACTGTTACCACTTTCCCAGTTCATGAAGTCATCCATAACGTCGACTATTCCATCGTATGTCCATGGAAATGCCGCACCAGCAACTCCCTCAGCAGGAGTAGTTACAGCAGCACCATCATAATCGATATTGTAGAATTTGCCACCCATATTCTGGATAAATGGCATTATGCCCCAGGAGTTTCTTACATCAGCACTGGTATATTTACCATAGCCGAACAGAAATGCATTTTCAAGATCCATTTTATGGGACTTGACATGCTCTCCGTATACACGTTTCCATTCATTTGCATAGCCACGATACCTTGTAGCCTGCATAGATCCACTCATCAAGGGAACAGATGTCTTGAATATCTGTGTGAAAAATTCCACATCACTCAATTCATCTCTCCAACCTGCAGGAGCACCACTAGCTTCAGCCCATTGCGAACCAATGACCTGACCACCAACAGATGTTGCACTACCATTTGTAACGTCATACGTCTTTGAAGTGTCAGACACTAAAACGACTGAAGCAGAAGCAATAATAACTACGTCCCCAGCTGTAGTACCTTTTTCTCCTGTTGCTGTTACGCCAGTTGAGTCTGTAATGTATGTAATAGTAGCATCATTAGCGACCTTCCATACTTCACCATTTATTCTTAATACCTGTCCAGGTACTATAAATACTGGTGAGTATTTGGCTCCAGAGACAACTTTACCCTGGTGATTGTAATCAACTTGTATTTTTAATCCTGCTACGTCATCCGCACCGTTATTTCCATCATGGAAATTGCAGCTAAAATTACGCCTTTGCCATTGAGACCGATATTCCATCGGTTTCCACACTGTTTCATCAGTCGGTTTCTTACCTAATTTACTCAGATAGCTAAAGAAAATTGAAGTTTCTGGAGCTAATTCATGGACCGTATCACCGATCCCAAAAGTACGCCTAAGGCTGTCAATACTTTGGCCGCCAAAACCTGGACTATTCGGAGTAGTAGTAATCAACTGACCTGGACTATAATCTGCCATTTTAATTCCTCATTATTTCATCATAGTTAAAGTAAGTTTCGATTTTTCTCCTCACTGATAAGAGATTGCATGAAATTATTCGAAGGATCAGCTGCCTGATTCGTTGCAGATGTTTGGACACCCATCGGAGTTGGAACTGATTGAGCCCTTTTCAATTGTTGAAATGTCTGACTGGATTGCTGTTGGGGCGAATTCTGAACTGGCATTGGACCTGAGTCCACTATCCCGTTCTTATGTTTCCAATAGCCTACCAAATCATCCATGTTAATTGAATTAGGATCATTCATTTCGGCGACAAACCTGTTAAGATTAGCTTCTCCTCCAAGATCATACCTGGATTTAACATATCTTGCAGCATTGTCAAGCTCCGAACGTTGCCTTGCATCGCTCTGCCTCATTTGCTCAAACTTCTTAAGTTCATTGATCTCCTTATCATGAGTCTCCTGCATAGTAGCTACTTGGTAAGAAGTGTGGAGCTGATTATACATTTGCATATCATCTCGCCACTGCTCTACCGCAGAATCATATTTCGCACTTTCACTTGCTGCGTCCTGATACGCATCCTCTCTACTGTACCCAGCTGGCTGTAAAGGCTTCTGTGGAGGACCTGGAAATTCTTCCTCTACTTGTGTCTCTTTTGCTGCTGGAGCAGCTTGGGGTTGCGGAACGCGTCCGTTAAGTACTCCTGGATTCTGTGTAACATAGTCTATTACGGGAGTCTGCTGCCTTAAGATCTCATCACGCTGTGCTAACTGATCTTTAAGCTTGGCAGTTTCCGACTGCCAGTATTGATACCGAACCTGATCATTTCCCTGGGGTGCGACATCAGTAGGTACAGGTGCTTGACCTGGCTCTGGTTCGGTAACCCCTATAATCTCTTCAAAGGTGGTCCCCTGCTGTTCAGTTATTTCACGATCTATACTAGCTTCGATAGCTGGTACGTCCTGTTGAACTTCCTGCTGGGGGGCTTCTTGTTGCGGTATAACCTGTTCTGGATTATTAGCTTCCATTTTTATTTCCTTTTAGCAGCTCCATTAGATGCGGATGGAGGTTTGCTGGCTTGTTTTGCTGCATCCCGTACTTCTTTTTCCACTAACCCCATCTGATCTTTTAGTCTATGGTCAAAAAGCGTTCCTGCTGCTTTTGCCTTGTTTTCAACTGAATCAAGTGAGGTTTTGAACTTTTCAACTTCTACTTTTTGCTTCAAGTGTACATTCTCACGGGTAAGCGTCTGCATATCGCCGCTTAATTTCTTAAGCTGCTCAGTCGCTGCCTTGAGTTGTTGCTGTAGTTGAGCAATAACGTCCGTTCTTTGAAGTACTCCTTCCATGTCGAAGACTTCTGTCTTCTTCAAGACTTCCTGTTTGTCAATGAGGCCCGCTTTGTATGCTTCCATGTAGAATTCGAGTTCCGCGTATCTATTAGACGGAAGTGTCGAACCTGACACATAAACAACATCGTAGGCTCCAACAGTAATGTCATTAAAAACTTGTATTTCTTTTGTTTTATCATCATATAAACGCTTATTTATAGCGTATTCACTCATAGAATTGTTTGGGTTAACAATCCTAAAGACCTTTTCCATTTGATATAGTTCTTGCATCAGTGGTATTGCAACCTTAGCAAGTATAACTAGCCCAGCTTCGATATCAGCAAGTTTGGACTTTATTTTCCTCTGTCCAAATTCATCTAGACTAATGGTGGCCTTGTAAGTTTGTGGGGCAGATTGAGAGTTTCCCATCATCAGGTCGTATAGTCCAAGTTGGTGGTCGATGTCGCTTTTGGCTGTGGTCTCATTCTGATAGAGTTCATTCGGAAGAGGAACTGGACTGGCTACAACAGGCTGCCCCATATCAAAGTCAACCTCAATACCAACTCCAGGCTGTGCCCATTTCTGTTCGAATTCAACCATATCAACCGAACCAGCTGGGACAAGTACCTTCATATTGGTAGAAGTTGTAGCGTGTGCTATAATAAGTGAGCGTGTTTTATTGATATAATCCTGTAATCCTTTTACCATACGCACATCCGACATAGGATACGGTGTACGCGTATGTAGATTACATATCGGTACTATCGGATATTTCGACGATGGCAGTACCCTTCCAAACACATATGTCTCACCAACAACAACACACATTTTAACCTTTGTAATTGTTATAGGGATTGCTTCTATCAGCCCTTCCTTTATAAGCCCAGCCTTTACCTTCATTTCTACATTGGGTATATTCTGTACCTGGCCTGCACTTTCAAGGGCTTGATTGTAAGCATCTTTGACTTGTTTGTCAATCTGCTCTCTTAAATTACTAAGATCATGTTCCATTCTCTCTGGAAGGACCTCTCCAAGATCTACCATCTCCTGAAGTTCCTTCTCCTTTTCCATATACTGGACTTCCATCTCGGAAGCGGCCTTTTCTATCTCTCCATCTATCTGGTCCGCTGCTCCTTTTAGAAGTTGATCTCTCTTTCCACCAAGTTCTTCTTTCTTCTGTTCAATTTTCTCACCTTCAAAAACCTGATCACCAAGGGTTCCAACCTCTTCATTTAAATATGCTTCATATTCTTTCTGAGTCAGTCTTAATTCTTTACCAGACCATTTTTCGTGGATCCGATATGCTACTTCACGGATCTTATAGTATCTTTCATATCCTCTTACATAAGTATCAGCCTCAAGGGTAGTCTCGTCACCTGGGAATTTTAATCCAGTATTATCAGTATTCCCAGTTACTATCTGATCAGTAGTGTATTCTCCACCAGAAGCTGAATCAATAGCATTCGCGTACAGAGGATATAACTTCTTAGCCTGGGCTTTAGTAAAGATACGTGATACAATTATGTTTTCTGCATCATCAAAAAACCTATCTCTTGAATTGGGATCAACATATACATCAAACGGATCAACAGAACGGAACATTACCTCTCCTTTTCCTCCATCAGCCTGTCCATTCTGATATACCATAAGATATCCAAGTCCACATACATAATAATCATCTACAGCTTTACGTACTTCTGTTCTTCCATCAGAGATATCATACATATACGTCAATAAATTGTTGAGTACATTCGCTACACGGGTATCCGAATCCTCTCTCGGTGAGACCTTAAACAATGGTCTATTGGAGGTAAGGAGTGCTTTCGCTGTTTCTACGGCTGGATGTATTCTGTTGACAACTATAGGAGCCTGTCCTCTCGACTTCAAAGTCTTTTCTTGCTCAACAGTCCACTGCCGACCTAAGCGATATTCCTGGTCTTCCCTTGCTTGGATCTCCCAATCGTACCTTTTGTTCTTATAAAGATCAAAAATACGACGCGTTTCCTCTTCTACTGAATTAGATTCGCCTTTCCCAGCATCAAGATCGTCAGGATTTAAGTTTTCTTCCTGTGCTCCCTCTAATGGAGCGTCATAGCCTTCCATAACAAAACCCTATTTGATATATATACACATATTCTTTTAAAGTTAAACCTTATAACGTCATCCAATCAAGAACTTTTTGGTATTTACTAGTTTTTTCATCTGGATCTAAGCTTTTTATTCTACAAGGTCGTGATCCTTCGAGAGAAGTCCATACTGCATCCATCACATCATCGTGCTTTCCTTTAGGATAAGAAAGAAACTCTGCCTGTGCTTCAGTATCCTGTGGTCTAAAGTAGAACTCGCCCTTAGCAAACATAGGGACCAATGACAATAATCTCTCCGATTTCCTTGTTCTTGGTTTAACACCCTTCTCTAGTCCTGGTATATAGATATTTTCTTCCAGCATTCTTTTCTTTACTGCAGCACGCAATGCTTCCTGGTATGCAACAGTCTCTATCTTCATCTTCTTATGTTTATACTTTTTCCATAGATCTATGATTATATCAGGCTGTTCAGCTGGAGATACCCTCTTTCTATACATATCAACAATATATTTGTTCCCTTCATGGTCAATTCCTATGGTAACAGCAACAAAAAAGTCAGCCTTAGCTGACAAAGAGGACGCTGGATCTACACCACCATACGTTTCTATGGGTATAATCTTCTCCTCATCTCCAACATTTCTAACTAAACAGGGCTGTCCCTCTATTCTTTTAAAGTCATAATGATGCATTTTGATCCATTTGGGCTGAAAGGGGGCTTCATCTGGTGACTGAGCTATGTTCATATATTCCTGATAAAACCCATTTATATTCCCAACCGAAGAGTACTCCTCCTTGATTCCGTTAATTCTTGATTGTGGAAACCTTTCTTCCCAAATACTATTACCTTCATCGTCAATTATACTATACCATAGCACATCCCAGGCTGTAGATTCCTTAGCCCAATACAAAAAACAGTCCTCTGATATAACTGTTCCTATCATAATAATCCTTCCATCGTCTGCTAATGATGGAATTACTGCCTCAGTCATCCATTTTCTGTTCTTTGCCCTGGCTTCATCAGTAAAAGCGTTCAACTCTGACTCAAAATCATCAACAATGATCAAAGTTGGACGCGTATCACCTTCAATAAACCCACGAACCCTCTGTCCAGTACCAACTGCGACTATTCTGGTCCCATTTGCAGTAACAATATCAGAATTAGTCCATTTTCGAGCCGTATGAGGTCCCATATCACCAAAAAGAGCCTTAAATCGCTCCGAGAAGCTCAAGTGATATTTAATTCTTGACAAGAAATTGATGGATTGTGCCTGAGATTCGGAGATTATGACAATAAACTCCTCTTGGTCGTCTCTTTTAAAGGCTATACGGTGCAAAGGAAGCAATAAAGAGATGACAGTGGACTTAGCTGTACCCCTTGGAGCGGCTATAAGTACACGTTTTTTCTTCTCATCGCGGATCGCGGAGTATATTTCGTGATGAAAAGGGGGTGTAGACTTGCGTAAAGCAGTAGGAAAGCAGTATCTGCCGAATAAAGCTATAGATTTCTGTAATTTAGCGAGAGCCTGCTTACGTTCATACAGCTCTTCATAGTCTTGTTCAGGCATTCTCATCACCTGGATCGTTTGGACCCAGGGTTTTTACCTCAATTGTCTCCCTTTGTCCTATAAGATGCTGCTCTTCCTCAGCTATTTCATCTAAAAGACGCTTTGTTTGGGTGGCTTGGAGAGTATCTGTGGTCCTTATTACTGTTTTATCCTTCATTCCAAGCATATCCTGAATGTTTTCTATTACACGTATGAAATTAGTAAGATCCTTTTTCTCCTTTGCCATACCCTGGGCTTCGGTTAAAAGGTCAATTACGTCGGACTCACCGTAACCTTTCTCTTTTAGTAGTCCTTTTAGCTCATCTTTTACCATACTTTTAAACTCCTGTGTCTTCATCCATCGTTTATACGTTCTTCTTTCCGATGGGGTTGTTGAATCAAATACGAGATCTATCGCAATATCAAGCTGGAAACAGGTAGAATAAGCCAGAGCAAGGTTTTTCCACTTGGTGGAACCCTTTCTAACCTCTAATTGCGGTTTACCTGATAGTGTGTGATGAGATTTTCTACCCTCTGCTTTAAACTTCTTGCCAGGATACTTAGGATTATAAAAGGCATAGCCAAAAGGTAGACGAATATATGTATTACTAAGACCGTTATTCGCTTCATAAGTCTTTTTCTGTAGAACGAGGGCGACATATTTGTCATCGCTGAGAGCGTATTCGCCAATATCAGCGTCTTTCCAATGTTTGTATTCAATACCCTCTTCTTTCGCTTCCCCCTCTGTGAATATATTGTAGGATCTTGTACCTTTATCCCTATGCTTTATCGTTACCTGGTACATCTAACAGCTCAAAATGAGGGAAATCATCAAACATATTGTCGTGTACATACCAATCCTTGTCCCAATCACCACCCCAACGTAGGCTTACGCCCATCGTTTCTGCAACTCCTAATACGAAACCAGCAAAAAATGTAAACCTTTCACGATCGTGCCAGTCAATAGGATAAGGGACACAATCGCAAGCACGAGAGGGAAGCTGATTATGACGTCCTTTGGGATATTTAACCTTCGACTTACCCTCTTCACATAGCCTATCTTGCTCAACTTGACCCCTGTGACCCTCAAGTACAGAGCAATCCACTGTTTTGATAACTTCATTGAAAACTAACTGTAACCTCTTATCGCAACTTTTTAGGGCGTTTCTGCTTCTTGACCCGAACTTCGGCATATCTCCTCCTTAAGCTATCTATACTAACATCCCCAGTCCACTTTGGGAACTTAAGATCTGATTTTAGTGCCTCTTTTGAATAGTCTCCCACTTAGTGGACCACTTAGTTAATCGGTAATATATTTATTAAATTCATACACTTAGTTGTTCTTAGAGTCGCATTCGTATAGGGCTTAAATTTGGCTAAGAGCGACACTAAGTGGCGGGAAGTTAAAGACAAAACTATATATTCTCAACATTAAAAATATATTCTGCTGCCATATCCTCTACAAAAAAATAAATGGGACCCCTTTCCGAAAACTTGCTGTAGAATGAGAGTGTGGGAAACTCACTCAATAGACCCCCTTTGATTTAATGGGGCTGGGGTGCCGTGCCAGCCTGAAATCAAACGTGGTCTATTTAAACTGCCCCTCTCCTACCTCTGGTAGGTGTGCTTAGCAACTTGCCAGATAAACCCATAACATAACCATAGGAGAAATCTAATGGCTAGAATAACGAAACCTAAGAGCAAGACACTTAAAGAACAGGTAATGATCTTCCTAACTAACATCTATCACGTCCGTAATACAGGTATGCCTGACACGAGTGGTGGAAAGGATTCAAAGGTGGCAAGGACAGATCGTAAGGGCAATCCAATCATCAATCCCATTACCAAGAGACAGGTTATGCGATATCCTGATCTTACGGAGGAAGTTACGGAGGATGGTAGGACGTTCAAACGAAGAGTCTATTCACCTAACTTCGAGGTGCAGTATGACGCTACTGAGTTTGATGATGGTACATACGATGTGCCTGCGGAACTGTCTATTGATGAAGTGAAGGCTATTGTCAATGCACGTACCGCCAATGAATCCATCACCAAAATCATCCCAGATGTCAAATACGTCCTCAATGACAATCACGAAGTTTATACCCGTGACATATTTGATGAGGATTCGGGAGATATCTTGCAAACACTTGTATTTGCCAACTATTGTCCAGAGCGTACCATCGTTCGAACGTCGCTCAACCTAGCAGACATCGGCAAATAGCACCTGTCTCATCTTGCTCTTAGTCACATCAGGGATCCGTAGCCAGTCGCTACGCATTCCGAAAGGGGGGAAATCTCCCCCTTTGGCTCTCAGTTGATAGAGGGCTGAGGTAGAGTCT